CTTCCCGCAACACCAGCGGGAAACCGACGTAACGGACACCCCCAGGAAAATCGCCAGCGCCATCTGACTTTTGCGCGTGTGCAGCAGGAACGCCCGCATACGTGGCCCGGTGTTTTCCTTTGTCCAATCGTCAAGCTCGAACTCGGTTCCTCTAATCTGTGCCATCGGTTTGCCCCTCCTTTGGGGTATCTGAAAGTTCAAGGCGGAAATACGCGCCATGTTTCTCTTGCAGGTTCTTTCCCATATCGAGCAAGAGTCCGGCGCACTCGCGTTCGATCGTGCCGATCTCTTTGAAGTCTCGATTCCACACCCGGAGCCGCATCATAAGATCACCTCCTCAACGTCATCCTCACCCCCGGCGCAGTACGCCCCTTCGCAGTCTCCGCAATCGTTCAGTTCCCACGGGGTGCCTCGGGCCGAAGTGAACGCTTCCTCGTGCGCCTTTTCCATCGCGTCTTCCACGTTTTCCGCTTCGACGATGACGGTACGGCTTTCGGTAACGTCATGCGTCACTAGTACCTCGTACGTTTTCATCTTCCTTCCCTCCCTCTGGTATATCGTTTGATTACCCTCAAGACGTAGTTATACGGCGCGGACTCAAGTTCACGCTTGAGCGCCGCGTACTCATCGGGCAAGGCGGGTTTCGTCATGGAGATGACGCCGGAGTAATAGGCAAGGCCGTGCTGCCCGACGTGCTCATAAGACTCGCAATATGTCCGGTCCTGAAGCGCGGGGAACAAGGCGATGATGTCGCCGTTGCCCCATCGTCGAAACACAACGAGCGTCGGGTCATCAACGGGGAACCTGTTCGCATCGTCTCTGCAATCGCCGGAGAATCCTTTCGGATGAAACTGCCCACAGCTTCCGCACTCTTTCATTTTCCTATCCTCCATACTTCTACCGGTTCTCCGGTGTCTCTGTCAAGGACAAATTCTTGTCGCGTCTCCAGCTCCACCGAGTGAACGAGCAGGTACGTCCACAGGACGGCAACGACAAGGGCCAGGAGCACGTATAACGCGCGTTGCATCATCGTTGCCTCCCCTCTTCGGTGAATTCATATTCGTTCGCTTCGATCGTTTCGAGAATTGCCTCTTCGCTTGTTTGGTACTCATATTCCTGCCGGAGCATTGAGAGATATTCCTCCCCCAAAGCGCGCTCAAAGGCCGCGTCAAGGTCGCCAAAGTCCGGTTCTTCGATGAAATCTCCGTGCTCATCCCGTTCTGATTCGCTCATCTTTTCGGTGTAATCTTTCAGGTACTCGTCCGCGAGTTTGCGCGTGCCACACGTTTCCCCGTGGTTTTCCACAATAAGCCGCGCCGTTTCGCGCGCGTCCTTGCATTTCAGCTCGCAATAACTCCCCCGGTCGATGTCAAAGCCGTTGATCTCGCAGCCGATTGTTTTTGCGTCCTCGTACGTGTATTCCCACCAGTCAAAATTAACGTTGATATCGTAAAGCAGTTCGAGCGCCTTCCGCTTTGCCTCTTCGCTCAGTTCCGCGAACGTGTAAACGATTGTCGTTCTGGTTCTCATGGTTTTATTCCTCCCCTCTCGCGGCGAAAAACGCCGCTTCGCCCTCTTCGGTTGCCCACGGAATTTCGACCTCCCCCACAACAGCGCGAAAATCAACAATGTCCTGGAAATCCCCGGAGTGTGTGTCGATCCACGCGGACACGTTCTCCCTGGTCGGTTCTCCGATGGTGTCCATATCGTGTTTGTTGAGGGAATACGTCATGGCGCACAGTCCGATCCCTGGTTGCCAGATGTGTCCCACAACATCGATCCAGTTCCGTTCGATTGTGAATTTCATGGTGTTATTTCCTCCTTTTTTCCTTCGGCTATGGCGATGCGGGCGATTCTCCGGAGGGTTTCTACTTCGGAATAATCCACCATTCCGGGGTGGCGTCGATCCGCCCGCGTTTCGTGTCCAGCGATGCGAACAAGCGCGTCCAGTAGTTTCTCTTCTCTTTTCGTAGTCATGATCTTATTTCCTCCTTTCGGTCAGGGCTAAGAGTCCGAAAAAGATTCCAATGAAGATCAGAACAAACTGCACGTTTTCCTGTAAGATTATCATGGTCTACCATCCCCGCCCTTTGGCGAAGTTCTCAATCTCTTCGAACGTGATTGTATGACACCCGGCGCGGAGTGTCCCGTCGGCTGATATGGAATCGATCTTGTAGACACCGACCGGGATGGACCGACCGTTCGCATGGAACGTTTCCCCCGTTTCCTTGCAGCGTTTCACTGCCTTGTATGCGCGTTTCGCGTGGTCCATCGGGACCTTGACGCCTTGCGAGGTTTCGCATTCCCCGTTCCGTTCCCGCAGCATACACGGGACACCCCAAACACCAACAGATTCCCCCGCGCGCCATTTCGCGATGTTCTCCGTCATGCGTTCCGCGAACGCCTTTTGCCGCACCGCGTACAGCTCACTGCGTTTTGCCTCATGCCTTTCCTCGCGTTCTCGTGCTGATGCGATAATCTCTTCCCACTCGTCAGGCAAACCTTGGACCGTTCCGGCGCCTTTCAGGAACACGTCATTATAGATGCGCGCGCGTTCCTGGTCGGATACAGCCGCGTTTATTTTCCACTGCGTTCCGGTCCGCGCCCGCCGCAAGGTTTCCACGGCGGAAAGGGTTTCCGCGTTCAGGTATTCGAGATTTTCTTTGTGCGCGCCCGGGGTGCTTGTGGCCGGATTCGGGACGTGGATTTGCGTCATGTGCGACGTTGCGCGCCGGGCAAGGAACTGATGTTTCCCGGTCGATATGGAATACCGCCGGCAGCTGAAAAGAACAACGTCATTCTTTCCGGTAAGATTCGCAATCACGAAATGATACCCATAGCTGTACGCAAGCGGCCCCTCATAAAAGACATTTCCGGATTTGCCTTTCGGCTTTACCTGATGCGCCCATCGGTGGAACAGCTCTGCGTTATTCATTTTCGTGCTCCTTTCTTATGGATGTTCGTTTCCGCTGTTCTTCCCGTTCCTGCTCCGTCCTCCGGGCAACCGGGCAATCATTCCCCGCCGTGCATTCGATACAGTTCCGGCATTCGCTCATGGTCTTGATCCTCCTTTGTTCCGCTTCACGCGAAGAATCTGATTATCGCCGATGTTGATACCGTGCCACTCGGAACCATCCAGACGGAACCAAACATCCGTCCGTCCGTTTTTTCCCGTGAAGTTATGAAACGATCTTCGCTGTGCGAGAACGGGAACACGGTTGATCCCGGGCCAATCGGAAGCGCTCCAGGCGCCGTCCTTGATGGTGAGATACAACGTTCCACGTCCATGTTTCAACATCGCGGTCCATTCCGCATTGGCCAGCAGTCGGTTGTGTTCCTGAATTTCCTCCGGAGTCGCCGGAAGTTTTCCGTCAGGGGAAAATGCTCCGTGTCCGGGGAAATTGAAGATGTACCCGCAGCAGGTCGGCGGATCCGTGGACGGGTCGACAAATAAGCCGTGGTCGTTCGTGTACGTTTTCATTTTCATACCCTCCCCTGTAATTTACTACGTCGACCATAAATATACAAGTGTATATTTATAAATTCGAAATGTAACATTTGAACCATATAATAGGCATATATCTTCATATCTTTAACATATAACGAAAAAAAACATTCGTGAATGATTCCGCATATTTGACATTTCAAATAGTATGAATAGTAAGGAAAAAAACGATACAGTGCCGGATTTTGAGGGAATGACGGCGATGCGTATACACTCCCGCCGTCGCGCGCGTTAAAAGTATATGTGTTTCTCTTTCTATTAGTACTAAACATACACATATAATAATACCCTCTTTCTTCTACTTTCATGGACTTATCCCGTGAATCTTGACACATGTAAATGCCTTTGAGTATTTATTATAGTTCATAATTCACCATTTATATACGCAATGTGCCGTCACTTGTCAGATATTTTAGTATCATTTGTCACTTGTCAATTTAATTAAATTGACAGATGTCATTCTTCATCGTCCGGCATACAAAAGTAGATGTCCGTCGGATCGCCTTCTCCGGACTCGATCCATCCTCCAAGCTCTGATGCGCATTCCTCCAAGTTTTCCCAGAAACGTTCACATCGCGATGTTACGTTGTTTGGTGATATTGCGTGGTGATACCGCCCGCACGGATCCAGGGACATGAATGATCCGAGGTAAGTAGACTTGATCTTGTTTCCGTCGTAGTCCGTTGTAGACTCCATCCCGCTGATTTCATCCTTCAACCATACTTTGATTTCCCGTTTGTTCATGTCGTTCCTCCTTGTACTGCAAGATTGTACGGCAGTAAGTACAGCATCCCGTGCGCGTACACGAGCGCTATGCGGTAGCCCTTGCGTGAAAAGAATGATCCGAGAATGCGAAGCTTCACGTTATGCCCTCCGACGGATAAGGCGGTAAGGAACTAACCAGAACGTGATACCCGATCCCGGGACGTTGACGTGCGCGGTTTGTGTTTTGTCGTGGTAGGATTCGAGCGTGCCACGTTCGAACCGTTGATCCGTTACGTTCCAGAACCGGACCGGTATGTCCTGGTATACTCTCTTCGCGTTCGCCATCTTCTTTCCCTCCCTCGTTGTTGTGTCCTTGCCTATGTATATGCAGATGCTATGCCATATATCACGGTCTAATGTTTCTGCGTACTTACGGCGAATCCGGACCGTGCGGGATTAAATCTTTTTACTACTAAAATCGTTAGATTATATCTAACTGCTTAGATATACAGGAGAATGTGCTCCACTAAATCTTTTAATAAAAGATTAAATCTTTTAGTTCTAACAGTGAATACCATTCAGCGACAGCGACAGCGACAGCGACAGCGACAGCGACAGCGACAGCGACAGCGACAGCGACAGCGACAGCGACAGCGACAGCGACAGCGACAGCGACAGCTCCTCGACCAGGAGAGAAAAAGACCCCGGGGGGGGACCCCTAAAAAGTTTTTAATTAAAATTTTCATACGACCGCCATATTCCGCCGGCTCAAAATGCCCCCCTGTAGTACCTACTACACCCCTTGAAACTTTCCTGCCGCTTGTAGTATCCTATACACATCACGCGCACAAGGAGGACGAAATGGAGGACGCGCGGTTGGTGGAACTGCTCAAGGAGGAGTTGGCGACGCTCACCCACAGGGCGCGACACATCCAGCTCGTGCTGGACGACTTCGGCATTGAGCCGGTGTCCCTGTCGCCCACGGACATCAGCCAGGCGCAGCACATCCGCAACATCCTGGAGGAGAACGCGAAGGAGGGGGTTTCCGTGGAGGAGGTCAAGACCGCGCTTGCCGCCAAGAAGCTGGACGTGTCGACGAACTACATGTACGCCGTACTGCGCAGGGCGAAAGTACGAAACGGACGGTTTTACCCCACCACATAAACCCGCCCCGGGGCTGCGCCACCTTGACGCAGCCCCGGTAATACATTGTACTGATCGTATGGACTGGCATCCGAACCTCGTGCTCGACATCGCGTTGGAGTCTCACGACCTGGCGGATCTCCTGCACAAGTACGACCTCACCGAGAGTCAACTCGACCACTTCTACACCATACCACAGTTCAAGCGCGAACTTTTGAACGCCCGTGCGGAGTTGACGCAGACAGGCTCGGCCTTTCGCGCTCATGCGCGTGTCCTCGCAGAGGCGCACCTCGTCACAATGAACGAAATGCTGAGCGATCCCTTCATCCCCGCCGCGCAGAAGATCACCATCTGGCAATCGCTGGTCAAGTATGCCTCCCTGGAGCCGGCGAAAGAGGTTCCGGGCGTCGTGGGCGGAGGGATCACCATCAACATCGCCGGTTACGCCGCCTTGCCCGCCCGTCCTGCGCCGGCTATCGACATCACCCCCCCGCTCGTCGCGGTCACGGCTTGAACATCAAACTACCAAATCAGTGGACCCCAAGACCGTACCAAATGGAGGTGTTCGACGCCTTCCGCGCCGGCATCAAACGGGCGGTCCTGCTATGGCATCGGCGGAGCGGCAAGGATGATTTCGCCCTTCACTACACGGCTTGCGCCGCGATGCAGCGCGTGGGCAATTACTGGCACATGCTGCCGCAGGCAAACCAGTGCCGGAAAGCGATTTGGGACGCCGTGAACCCGGAGACGGGCAAACGCAGAATCGACGAGGCGTTCCCCAAGGAAATGCGGGCATTTGACCGCTCCCAGGACATGATTATCGGATTTAAGAACGGTTCCACGTGGCAGTTGGCGGGAAGCGACTCGTTCGACGCGCTCGTCGGGTCCCCACCGATCGGATTGACGTTTTCCGAGTACGCGCTCGCAGATCCGAGGGCGTGGGCCATGCTGCGGCCTATCCTGGCGGCCAACGGCGGGTTCGCGATGATGATTTCCACCCCCCGCGGCAAGAACCACATGTATTCCCTGTACAACATGGCGTCGGAGGACCCCACGTGGTTCGCGTCGAGGCAGCTCGCGACGGAAACGGGCGTCTTCACGCCGGAACAGCTCGCCCAGGAGAAAAAAGAACTCATCTCCGAGTTCGGCCCCGACGAGGGAATGGCCCTCTTCAACCAGGAATACATGTGCGCGTTCGACTCGGTTGTCTCCGGGTCGTACTACGGCGTGCTCATCGACCAGATCGAGGCCGCGGGGCAGATCACCAGCGTGCCGCACGACCCCGCACTGCCTGTTACCGTGTCGTTCGACTTGGGGATTGGCGACGCGACGGCCATGTGGTTCCTGCAACACGCCCACACCGAGATCCGGGTGATTGACTGCTACGAAACCAGCGGCGAAGGGCTGGCGTACTACGCCAAGTTCCTGAAAGACAAGCCGTACAACTACGAGCAGTTCATCATGCCCCACGATGTTCGCGTACGCGAGTTAGGCACAGGCAAATCCCGGTACGAAGTCGCGCAGGCGCTCGGCATCCGGCCCATCACCATTGCGCGGAACCTGCCGGTGGACGACGGCATCCACGCCGTCAGGACAACCCTGCCGCGGATGTGGCTCGACAAGAAAAAGTGCGCACCAGGGCTGGAGGCGCTGCGCTCGTACCACAAGGAATACGATGACGTGCGGAAGTGTTTCAAGAACGCGCCGTACCACGACTGGAGCGAACACTTCGCGTCGTCGCTGCGCTACTACTGCGTCGGGTACAGACAGCCTTCGAAGGCTCGGCCGGTGTCCGAGATCATGGCGAGAAGGGCGTTCGGCGAGGTATGGTAAAGATTTATTGCGTAATCGTCGGTAATACAGCAACATGAGAATAGTTTCCGCGGAGGGCGCATAGTGGGTCAGCCAACAAAAAAAGAGCAGGAGATAATCGACGCCGCGCTTGTTCGACTGAAGCGGTGCGTGGACGCGGACAAGCACAACCGCGACGCGGCGATCGACGACCTCAATTTCGCGAACGGCGACCAGTGGCCCGCCGGAGAGAAGAAGAAACGGGCGGACAAGGGCCGGCCCGCGTTGCAGTTCAACCTATTGCAAAAGTTCATCGATCAGGTCGTTGGGGACATGCTCCACAACTCCCCGCAGATCAAGGTTCGCCCCGTCGATAGCAGGGCGGACATCAACATCGCCAAAATTCGACAGGGCATCATCAGTAACATCGAGTACCTGTCCAACACGAAATCCATCTACGGGTACGGGGCGCGTCAGCAGGTGTCCTGCGGATACGGTGCCTGGCGCGTCCTTACCCGTTACACCGACGAGAATCCGTTCATCCAGGAAGCGTATATCGAGAGTGTGCGCAACCCGTTCCTCGTCTACATGGACCCCGACAGCAAGGATCAGTTTTACGCCGACGCGAAGTTCGGGTTTGTGCTGGAGAAGATGGACCGGAAAAAGTTCAAGGAGAGTTACCCCAAGGCGCAGTGGCCGTCCGACAGTTTCCAGGTCGGCGAAGGGCTTGCCTCCGAGCATTGGTACGACCGTGAGACGTTGACCGTTGCCGAGTATTTCACGGTGGAGACGGAAACCGTCGCGATGGTCCAGCTGAAAGACGGCTCCGTCGTCCCCGAAGCCGAGTTCGATGAAATGGTATCCAGATGGCGGGAGAAGAACGAATCTCTTCTCGCCGCAAGCGTCCCGGCTGCTGCTGCACTACAACCTCCCGCCGTCCCGCAAGGCGTTCCTCCGGGTCCCCCTCCTCCCCAGGGAATGCCGCTGACAGGCGGTCGAGAGCAGCAGCCGGGACTCCCACAACCGGGGCCACCGCTCACGCAGGGTGCGCCCACCCCCAACCAGATCGACCAGCTTGGCCCGGAGCCGAAGGCGGCAAAACGCAGGGAGACGGAGCGGCGCGTTATCCAGCACCGCACCCTCACGTGCATGGAAATCCTCGATGGCGGGGCGGCGGGCAACCGGTTTCCCGGCAAACTCATCCCCATCGTTCTCCTCAAGGGCAAGGAACTGAACATCGAGGGCAAGAACCACGTCTTCAGTCTCATCCGCCACGCCAAGGACCCGCAGAAGATGTACAACTATTGGAACACCGCCGCGGCGGAGACGATCGCCCTCGCGCCGAAGACCCCGTGGATCGGGACGGCAAAGCAGTTCGAGGGGTACGAGGGGGACTACGCAGCGGCGAACGTGGAGAATTTCCCGTTCCTGAAATACAACCCTGATCCCGATGCACAGGGACCCCCGGGGCGAAACGGCCCCCCGCAGCCCCCCGCAGCCATCTTCGAGATGATTCGCAAGGGGGAGGACTCGATCAAGTCCGTGATCGGGCTGTTCAACGCCGACGTGGGCGCTCCTGGGTCCGAGCAGACCGGCGTGGCGATCGCGGCGCGGCAACGCCCTGGAGACATCGGAACGTTCGAGTTCATGGCGAACATGGCCGGCGCCGTGGCGCATACCGGGCGCATCTTAAACGACATGATCCCGGAGGTCTACGATTCCGAGCGCGACGTGCGGTTGCGCAACATGGACGAGACAGAGACGTTCATGCCGGTCAACACAACGCTTGGTGCGGCGGTTCGTGCGGTAAAGGACCGGCCGGAGACGTACGGGGTCGACCCTGCCCGGCTGTCGCAGATGCTCGCCAAGGAAGGACAGAGCGCGAAGTTCAACGACATCACCGTGGGCAAGTACGATGTCGTCGTGACCACCGGGCCGTCCTACGCCACGCAGCGGCAGGAGGCCGCACAGCACTTGATGGGCCTCGTACAGTCGGCGCCGCAGCAGATGGCGGTCGCCCTTGACCTCATCGTCCGCAACATGGACTTCAAGGATGCGGACGAGCTTGAGGCCCGCTTGCGCAAGCCGCTGTTGTCCTCGGGCATGATAAAGCCGAAGCCGGGCGAGCAGGTTCCGCAGCATCAGCCTAACCCGGAAGAGATGAAGAACCAGGCGGTGATGGCGAAGATCCAGTCTCAAACGCAGATCGAGCAGATGCGGATAGAGGCGGAGAAGATGCGCCTGGAGGAGCAGAAAGTCCGCTTGGCGCGGGAGATCGCACGAACTCACTCCGACACGACCAAGAAGGACATCTCTACCGTGACAGGGCTTATCACGAGCGAGCGCAAGCACGCCCTGGAGTCCGAGCGGGTACAGATGGAGAAAGAACGACTCGACCACCAGAGGCGCGCCGAGGCAGGCAAGATTGCGCTGGCAGCGGCGAAGCAGTTTCACGAAAGACAAAAACCAAAGGGAGGCAAGTAGAAAATGCCAGAACCGGAAGTAGTCGTCGCACCAGCGACGGAAGCCGCAACCTCGGAGTCGGCACCCGAAACCACAACCACCGAAGACGTTGCACCCGCCGAAACAGCGGCCCCGGCACCCGCTACCGTTGCAGACGACCCGGAAACCATCGAGGATCCCCAGGGAGCGAAACCCTCCAAGGTCGTTTCGGAACTGATCGCGCAGCGGAAGAAGCGCCAGGACGCAGAGCGGGAAGCCGCGTATTGGAAGGGAAGGGCGGAAGCCGGGGGGAAGCAGGATGCCCCCGACACGGCGCCCGTCGCCGTCGACCCGTCCAAACCACCGACCGCTCCCAAGCTCGACCAGTTCGAGACGTACGAGCAGTACGAGGCCGCCAAGGACGCCTACCTCGTGAAGCTGGCAAAGCACGAGGTAATCGCCGAGTACACGCAGAACGAGCAGCGTAAGGCGGCAGCCGTGGTCGAGCAGGGGTTTCAGAAGCGGATCGATGCGGCGATCAAGGAAGATCCGTCGTTCGTGGATGTGGTGCGGGACCCCACGCTGCCCATCAGCGTGAACATGATTCCGATTTTGAAGGAGTCCGAGAACGCGCCGAAGATGCTTCGTTGGCTGGATCAAAACCGGGGCGAAGCGCAGCGCATCGCCCGTCTGCCGTCGTTGCAGGCCGCCCGGGAGATGGGCATCCTCGAAGCCAAGCTCAGTTTCGCCCCTCCGCCGCCGGAGCCGCCCAAACGGGTGTCTACTGCTCCAGAGCCGGTGAAAACCGTAACCCCTGTGTCTGCCGCGGTGGTAGACGAGGACAGCCTTCCGATGGAAGAGTATCACAAGCGCCGCACCGAAGCGCAGTACAAGGTGCGGAAATAAACTTTTAAGAGAGGATTCCAATGGCCGTAAATACGCTGTTAACCGATGCCAAGATCACCAAGGAGGCGTTGTCCGTTCTCCACAACTCCTTGGGCTTCATCAAGAACGTGAGCCGGGGCTACGACGACCAGTTCGCTCGCACAGGCGCGAAGATCGGCCAGACCATCAACGTGCGTATGCCGAACCGCTACGTCGTTCAGCAAGGCCCGGCGATCAGCCCGCAGATCACCACGGAAACGTCCGTTCCGTTAACCCTCAACCGGCAGTGGGTTGTTCCGATGACGTTCTCCAGCGCGGAACTGACCCTCTCCATCGACGCCTTCTCCGACCGCTACATCAAGCCCGCGATCGCCAAGCTCGCTTCGGCCATCGACCTCGACTGCTACAAAGCGGCGATCAACGGGTCCTTCCTGGACGGCGTGGCCGTCGGTGGCGGGGCCGGCCCGGTCAACTTCACCATCGGCACCCCCGGCACGACCCCCGGCACCACGGGCGGCTCGGCCGCGGCGCTTCTCCAGTACAACTCCCCGGCAGTGTACCTGAACGCCGGGCGCATCCTCGACATCAACGCTTCTCCTCGGGACGGGGGCCGTACGGTCTGCATCGACCCCGCCGCGAACGCCGCGTCGGTCGCCGGGCTTTCCGGGTTGTTCAACCCCCAGGGCATTCTCTCCACGCAGTACAAGAAGGGCCTGATGGGCAACGCCCTCGGGTTCGACTTCGTGATGGACCAGAACGTCTACACCCTCGCAGTCGGGACCCGCGCCGCCGCCAGCGAGATCACGATGCAGGCGACTTGGACCACCGGCGCGGCCTTCTCGTTTACCGGCGGGTCGGCCACGATCAAGGCCGGCGACACGTTCACCGTCGCCGATTGCTACCACGTCAACCCCGAGACGCAGCAGAGCACGGGCATCCTGGCGCAGTGGGTCGTTACCGCGGACAAGACCATGAGCGGCACCACCTCTGTCGACATCTCCCCGACTCCGATCGTCGCGGGTACGGGCATTGCCAACGGCAACTGCTCCGTGGCCCCGACTTCCGGCAAGGCAGTCGTCTGGACAACCGGCGCGACGGCCACGTCGAACCCGATGTCCCTGGCGTTCCACAAGGAAGCCTTCGTGTTCGGCACCGCCGACATGGAACTTCCTCCGGGCGTCCAGGCTCACCGCGAGTCGATGGACGGAATCTCCATCCGCTTCCTCCGTCAGTACGACGCGATGAGTGACTTCAGCATCTACCGTCTCGACGTTCTCGGTGGGTTCGCAGTCACCCGTCCCGATCAGGCCGTTCGCATCGCCGGCTAGTCATCCAACCTGTAAAGGAGCACAACAATGAGTTCAAATTCTCCTGCTTCCAACACCACAACGGTCGCCAGCGGCGGTGTATGGCCGATCGGCGTCCGCGCAAACGCGGCCCAGGCTTCTTGCCCGGCTGGCGGGACGGGCACGTCCTCCGGTGGATGGGACACCTCGACCAACCGCAACACCGCCATCGATCTCATCAACGAGATGCGGACGGTTCTCATCAACGCGGGACTCATGAAGGGTTCTGCCTGATTCACGGGGGGCCGGGGGAAACCTCGGCCCCCGCACTTCTCTTCAAGGAGTTCGCATGAAGGTGATGTTCGCCGTGCCAACCTACAAGGGAATCGACTGTCCGCCGTTCGTCAAGTCCTTGGCGGAGACGTTCGAACTGTTCAAGAAGAACGGCATCGAGCCGGTATTGGAGGTGGTTGCCGGGTGCAGCTATGTGCAGGTGGCAAGGAACGAACTGGTGAAAGCGTTCCTGGACAGCGATTGCGATAAAATTTTCTTCGCCGACGAGGACATTTCGTGGGAGCCGCAGGCGGCCCTCGACATTGTGCAGTCTGGCAAGTCGTTCATTGGCGGGGTCTACCCGGTGAAGAGTGGGTACACAGCAGATGATCCGTTCATGGTCATTCTGAAATGCGCCGAGGAGACGGGGTGGGTTCCGCTCTGTGAGGGGCCGTATTTGCTGGCTTCGCGCACGGTAGGGGGGTTTACCTGCGTGGAGCGAAGCGTGTTCGAGAAGATTCAGGAGAAGTACCCGGATTTGGCGTTCGAGCAATACGATGGGGACAATCCTCCCATCCAGAAGTTCGATTTCTTCCCCCAAGGAGTCCGCAACCATCGTTGGGTCGGGGAGGACTACGCTTTCTGCGATCTTTGGTCGGCGGGCCTTGGGGGGGAGATTTTCATCGTCCCCGACATCACGTTCGGGCACCACAACAAAGGCAGATCGCAGTACGGCAACCTGTGGAGGTACATCAAGCAGTTACCGGGAGGAATCGATCATGGCCGCGCCGAAGCAGAACAAGCTCTTTGGGCCAGCGAAGTTGTCCAAGCATAAAAAGCGGACGGACTCTGGCCCCGGTGGAGGAGCCGATCAGGATTGGGAGCCGGGGTATGTTCCAAAGCCGAAGGCGAAACCAGAGAAAAAGAGTACGCCGATGGAAAAGTACCACAAAAAGCGCACGAAGAAAATGATGGGGATGTGATGAGCGAAAAATACCGCCTCGTGCGGGACGTTTTGGGGTTCTACAGCCAAGTTCCCATTGAAGACCCGCTCGCCCTGGAAGAGGAGGCCGCTGTTGAGAAGGCGGTCGTTGCGGACCCTCCTGGGAAGCGCAAGGCCGGGCGTCCGAAGAATAAACTAAACGCCGAGTTCGAGGTAGACGTATGATAATCACCGTCGGGGACATCCTGAAAGACGCGATGGGGCTGTGCAACGCGACGGAGATCGACGAGACGCCTTCGTCCTCGGAGATGGCGATCGCGCTTCGCGCCGCGAACGTCATGCTCGGGCGCTGGTCCGCACAGAAGCTTCTCTTGCGGGCGGACACGAGGATTACGTTCAGCACCGTAGCCGACCAAGCGTCGTACACCATTGGTTCCTCGGGGGCGGATATCACCTCTGTGAAGCCTCTTCGGATCAATTCGGGGTATGTGACGGACGGCGGCATCGACTATCCGCTGGACGTCTACACCGGGGAGATGTACGACAACCTCATCGACAAGGCCGTTTCTCCCTCCCGGCCCGCGTACGTTGCTTACGACCCCGGAGCGGCGCAGCAGACGGCGCAGAAGGGCACATTGTACTTCTCCGGTGCCCCCGACAAGGTGTACACCGTCACGTTGAAGGGCAGTATCTACCTCACCGAGTTCGTGAACTTCACCGACCAGGTGTCGTTCGAGCCGGTGTACTACGAGGCGCTGATCTATGGGCTGGCGGTTCGGCTGTTCCGGCGGTATTCCGACGACAAGACTCCCGTTCCAGCGGACTTGACCGCTATCGCGTCGGAGTCGCTGAAGAGTCTGAAAAGCCTCAACGCGGTGCGGGTGCCGGCCATGATGGACCTGCCGCCCACCACTGGCCGATACGACGCGCTCACGGATTCCTCTTCGTGAGGATTCCCTTCGTAGGAGGATCAGACGAAGGACGGTCTGTCCCGTGGAACGCCACGAGGAGTGTCAACTTCTTCGTCGAAATGGGGGCGCAGGACAGTAAATCCCCCGCCGCGCTGGTCGGCACCCCCGGCACGGTCCTGTTTGCTGAGTTCCCTGAAGGGCCGATTCGCATGTTTCATTTTATGGTGGATCGGTGTTTCGTCGTTGCGGGGGCGAGCCTGTACGAACTGTACTCGGACGGCACCTTCTCCGCCCCCCGCGGGGAGATCGACGCGCCGATCGAAACCCCCATCGTTTCCGTAGACAACGGCGCTTCGTCGTTCGGGGTCGGCGGGAATCAGATCCTCATGCTGGTGAACGGACTCGGATACATTTTCAACATCACAACGAACGTCTTTACGCAGATCACCGACTCGAATTTTCCGGAGAACGCGCACCAGGCGGCGTTCCTCGACGGATACTTCATTGTTACCTCGCGGACGATGGCATTCAAGGTCAGCGAACTATACAACGGGCTGGTGTGGCCGGCGCTGGCGACTGCGGCGGCGATCGCGGCTCCGGATAATATCCAGAAGCCCTTCGGTTCGAACCAGATCCTTTACCTCATCAAGGACTCCACAACGGAGGTATGGCAGGACGTGGCGGTCCCCACGTCGCAGGGGTGTCCCTTCGCTCATATTCCGGGCAGTCTTGTGAACTTCGGCACTGTCGCGAGTCGGTCGGTCGCTCGCGCGGGAGATATGGTGTTCATGCTCGGCACGACCCGAGTGGGGGACTCCGCGGCGTACTTCGGCGTAGTGTCGCTGTCGGGAACGACGGTTCAGAAGGTTTCCACTCCGTCGATCGACTACCGGATCTCCCACCTGTCGACGTTATACGATGCGGTCAGTTACAGTTACGTGGACGAGGGGCATCTGTTCTACGTCCTCACGTTCCCGACGGACGATATCACGTTCGTTTACGATGTCACGACGCAGCAGTGGCACGAACGGTCGACGTACACTGCTGGGCCGTATTTGCAACACCGGCACATGTCCGAAGAGTACGTTTTCGCGTGGGGAAAGCATCTTGTCAGTCACTTCGATGCCCCGAACATCTATGAGATGTCTTCCCGGTTTTACGACGACGATGGTTTTCCTATCGTCGGTATGCGCACGGCACAGACGATTTATGACGAAAACGAGAATGAAAACGTCAAGATATTCAAATTAGCCATTGACGCCGAGACAGGCGTTGGGCGAAGCGCGGGGGACAGCGGCGTTTCTTCCAGGGTCCGCACGTTCACTGATACTCCGCCTCGCGAATGGTCAGATACCGACGACCACATTTGGGAAGACACGATCGCGGTCGTTACCGCCGATCCGTTGGGGTATAACGCAACGCCCGTCGCCTGGTTGTCGTGGAGCAACGACGGTGGTCGCACGTGGAGTTCGGAGTATTCGGCGTCTCTCGGCAAGCAAGGAGAGTACAGGACTCGGCTCATTTGGCGCCGGCTCGGGTCGCCCAAGAATCGCATCTTCCGGCTGCGCATCGCCGATCCTGTGAAACGGGTCATCCTGGGGGCTGTGATAAACGACGGAGCGAAGTCGTGATTTCCCCGCCCCCGATCCATGAAGCGTGGAAGACGGACACCGCGGGGAAGTTGACCTCCCTGCCGTGGATCCTGTGGCTTCAGCAACTCGCCACTTCGGGCCAAGTAGCGGAAGCGGTCGCCGAGCCTCATGCTTTCCGTCACTCGATCGGTGGAGCGGACCAACTCAATGTAACTGGTCTGTCCGGGGTATTGTCCGATGCGCAGACCCCGGCGGCGCACGCCAGCAGCCACCAGAATGGTGAGGTGGACGAGGTGTCGATCGACGAGAGCCAGGTAGCGTTCGACGTGGCGGCGGGGCACGACCACGACGGGGTGGACTCGAAACTGGTGCTCGCGGGCGGATACGCTCGGACGTTCATGTTGATGGGGGCATAAGGTGGCGGAAACCTATAAATGTCTTGGACAGGCAGCGTTGGCCGCCACGACGTTGACGGACGTTTACACTGTCCCCGCCGGGAAGTCCGTGATTGTCAGTACGGTGTTCATGTGCAACCGATCGGTGGCGGCGGTAGCGGTTCGGCTTGCGGTAGCGGTCGCCGCCGCGGCGGATGACGACAAGCAGTATCTTTATTACGACCTGCCCATCCCGGGCAATGAGTCTTTGGCGGTGACGGCGGGAATTGCGCTTTCGGCGGGAGATATCGTCCGGGCACATGCTGGTTCGGCGGATATAAGCGTCAACCTCTTCGGGTCGGAGATCGAGACATGAGCCAAGAACTCGGGGCGCGAAAAATATCGTTCGCAGGTACTCCGTACAACAGTTACCCGATCGGGTCGTACTTTTTTTCGAACGATCCGACGGATCCGCACGCCATACTCGGCTTCGGCACGTGGGAATTGGTGATCGTGACGCAAACCTCAGACCCCATCTAACCCCCAAGGGAGGAAGTAGAAATGTCACTGCAACTGTCCGTAGCCGCACGAGATGCACAGAACGACGCGATCGAGACGACTGTATCCACCGCACCGAAACTCTACCTGCTCAGTGGCGCAGTAGAAGCCAACTGCGCGGCGGCGGACACCGGGACGATCTGCGCCATCCTGGACCTGCCCTCCGACTGGCTCGGGGCCTCATCCGCCGGCGTGAAGTCGAAGGCGGGCACGTGGTCCGGTGTCGGGCACGCGAACGCTTCAACCGGAACCGATGTCGGCCACTTCCGGATCAAGGACACCGCCGGGACGACCGTCCACCTTCAGGGGACGGTGACGGTTACGGCGGGTGGCGGGGACATGACGATGGACAATATCTCCGTGGCGACGGATCAGGCGGTCACGGTGAACTCGTTCGCGCTTACCGCCGGAAATGCGTAGGACGGAGGGCAAGATGAAACGTATCGCCATAGTTTTACTTGCCCTCCTTCTCGCCTCTCCGGTATCGGCGGCGAACTTCTACTGGAAGGCGACCAAGACGGCTCTTGACGCCATCGGTGCGGATGGGGACCGCGGGACCGTGGTCGACTCGTCTGGACTGATGACCACGTACTACCGCACGGGCGGGGTGTGGACCGCCGTCTCGCTGTTGGGCGGCGTCCTAATCTTGACGGACACCACTGGCCCTACCGCCGCGCAGATGTTGGGGTCGATGAACATCATCACGACCGGCACCCCGACCGTCCTTCTCCCGACCGCCGTCGCCGGGATGTCGATGTGCGTCATGGATTCAGGCACGGCTCACGACATCATCGTGGACGTACAGGCGGGCGACACGATTACATTGAAGGGCACAGAAGGGTCCTCCGGCGTCGGCATCACGAACGCCGCCGGATCGACTACCGGGGATTTCGTCTGTGTCTTATCCACGGCGGCGACCAA